AAAGTGTAGGGGTGGGGGAAAAAAAACTCAACGCTTTTTTTATATATATACACCCTGACATATATGGACCAAAAATCTATGGGTCAAAATCGCCCATGCCTTTATAGAACTTATAAGTCTATTAAGTAATTATTATAATAATTATAATATATATATATATATAGTATACTAATAAGACTTTAAAAGTCTTATCAGTAAAAAAAATGCTTGCATAATGATTAAAAATATGGTATAATATAACTATGAATATAGAATTAAAGCCTTTCGAAAGTGTCTTAAATGCAAAATTTCTAACAGACCAATATGTAGAACAGGAATCAAAAGCAGATTTCCTGACATTTGTTCGCCTTGTAGCTCCCACTCTTATCTCAGATTGGAGAATGGGAAGGCATATCGAAGTTATCAGTAAAAGATTAAAACAATTAGAATCTGGTAAGATTAAAAGACTAATGATATTTTTGCCTCCCAGATCATCTAAATCTGTTCTATGTTCTAAACTATTTCCAGCATGGTATATAGGAAGGAATCCTGAACATGAAATACTTACTGTCTCTCATAGTGATCAGCTATCAAGCGATTTTGGACGTTCTGTCAGAGATATTGTTTCGACTGAACAATTTAAAGATATTTTTCGAGGTGTGTCCCTACGAACAGATGTACGAGCTGCAGGTAAATGGAAAACTAACTTGGGAGGAAGCTACTATGCTGCTGGAGTTAGATCACAGATTGCAGGACGAGGAGCACATATCGCAATTCTTGATGATGTCATGTCAGAGGAAGACTCTTATTCAGAAGCTGGCAGAAGATACGTCAAGGAATGGTATCCTGCTGGACTGAGAACACGTATCATGCCTAATGGTGCTATTCTGATTATTAATACCAGATACCATTATGATGATCTCTGTGGCTGGCTTTTAAAGCAACAGGAAGATATGTCAGAGTATAAAGTTATTCCTTGGGAAGTTATTCGCATACCTGCATGGCTAGATGATGATGCTGCAGAACTTCTCAAGTTACCCATAGGTTCCAGTTATTTTCCTGAATGGAAACCTGATCATTATCTTAAAATAGATGAACAGGAAATTAAAGCTTCCAATGGTTCCAGATACTGGAATGCTCTATATATGCAAGATCCTACACCTGATGAAGGTGGATTAATAAAGAAGAAATGGATTAAATGGTGGGAATATGAAGATCCTCCTACCTGTGATTTTATTATTCAAACCTATGATACAGCTTTTTCTACAAAAACAACTGCTGATTTTTCTGTTATTCAAACATGGGGAATCTTTTCCATGTATGATCAAGATGAAACAGGCTACGAAAGTTTTTCTCCCAATTTAATTTTATTAGGAAATATGAAGGGACGATATGAATATCCTGAACTTCGTAGAATGGCACAAATGTTATATAATCAATTCCAGCCAGATATATGTATTATAGAAAAGAAAGCAAGTGGACAGTCTTTAATTCAAGATATGCGTAGAGGTGGATTGCCTGTTCAAGAATATATACCAGATCGAGATAAAGTTAGTAGAGTACATGCAGCATCACCTATGATTGAAATAGGACGAGTATGGATACCTCAAAATAAACCTTGGGCTGATGATTTACTAACAGAGATGTTACAATTTCCCAATGCTGCACATGATGATCAGGTAGATGCTATGACAATGGCAATTCATTATATGAAGGAATCCTGGCATTTAACACATCCTGATGATCCCTATTATGATGATGAAGATAAAAAAAATAAAAAAAGAGTTGCATATTGGCGAGTTTAATGGTATAATGGTAATATAATATATGGGGGAATATAATGGATACAAAATTAAAGATAGAACCATTAAAAACAAAAGTTAAAACTAAATTTTTTGATCTTAAAGCTGGTGACAAATTAAATTTAGATCTACAAGGCTATGTAAAACATAAAAGTATAATTAAAGGAAAACCTTTAAAAGGTTCTAAAGTAACAGGTACAGGAAGTTGGAAAAAAGGTAGACATAAAGTTACTGGTAAAGCTACCTATAGTCCAGATACTAAAACAAAAGAAGGACATATTCAATATACTTTAAGTTTTAATGAAGGATCTAAAGGTAAGACAATAGGAAAAACTTTAGATGATCTATTAGAGAAAACTCCTGCCAATAGAAATTTAAGAAATGCTAGAGCTGCAAGAGATTCTGGATTAGATGTAGAAACATGGTCAGGATTTTTAACAAAAGAGAATACTGAAACAACTTTTGAATTAGCAGATGATGGGGGAGTCATTGTTAATCTTGATCAATCTACAGAAGTAGAAGAAGAAGTATCTGCAGAAGAATGGTATAGTAATATTGCAGATAAACTAGATGATCAGGATTTAACTTCTATTGGAAATGATGTAATAGATAAGTTTCAATCTGATAAAGATTCCAGAGGTGAATGGGAATCTATGTTTGAAAGAGGATTTGATTTATTAGGATTAAAACTAGAAGATGCTAGTGAACCTTTTGAAGGAGCATGTACAGCAGTTCATCCACTATTAATAGAATCTGCAGTAAAATTCCAAGCAAAAGCTTCACAAGAACTCTTGCCATCTGGAGGACCAGTAAAAGCACAAATTCTAGGTAAGCAATCTGTTCAGAAACAAGAACAGGCTAATAGAGTTCAAAACTTTATGAACTATCAATTAACTGAACAGATGCCAGAATACTTTGATGAATTTGAAAGAATGTTATTCCACCTTCCTTTGATAGGTTCTGCCTTTAAAAAAGTATATTATGATGCAAACTTAGAAAGACCTGTAGCTGAATTTATTCCTATAGATCAATTCTATGTTTCCTATTATGCAACAGATTTACGTAAGGCTGATAGATACACACATATAATATATAAAAATCCTATTGATATGCAGAATGATATTGATGCTGGTACATATTCTGATATAGAATTACCAGAAGCAAGTAATCCAACACTAACTTCCTTTGCATCTAAAATGGATACAATACTTGGTTTATCTCCCACAGCCGATTCAGATCCACAATATGTTTTATTAGAACAACATGTACATCTTGATCTTTCTGATCCTGAAACAAAAGAAGGAGAGTATGCTCCTTATATTGTAACAGTTGAACAAGAATCAAGACAAATATTAAGTATTCGTAGAAATTATAAACCTAATGATTCTAAAAAAGAAAAACGAATTCATTTTGTTCATTACAGATTCGTTCCAGGATTTGGATTTTATGGACTTGGTCTTATACATTTTCTTGGTAATCTAACTATGACAGCAACTGCTGCAATGCGTAATTTAGTAGATGCTGGACAGTTTGCGAATCTTCCAGGTGGGTTTAAGGCTAAAGGAGTAAGGATAGTAGGTGATAATGATCCTATTGCTCCAGGTGAATTTAAGGAGGTTGAAGCTACAGGTATAGATCTCTCAAAGGCTATTATACCACTCCCATATAAAGAGCCTTCCTCAACACTATATCAGATGCTACAATTTGTAACTACTGCTGGACAGAAGTTTGCAGACAGCACAGAACAAATAATTTCTGATGCTGCCTCCTACGGACCTGTTGGAACAACTATGGCTTTACTTGAAGCTTCCAGTAAGTTCTTTTCAGGAATTCACAAACGTCTTCATAAAGCTCAAAGAAATGAATTTAAAATTATTTCTGAAATAGATTATGATTATTTACCAGTTGAATATCCTTATGATGTTCCAAATGAAAGTAGAAGTATTTTCAAAAAAGATTTTGATGGTGCTATAGATGTTATACCTATAAGTGATCCAAATATTCCAAGCAATGCTCATAGAATGATGTTAGCAAATATGGCTTTACAGATGGCACAACAATCTCCACCAGGAATGTTTAATCTTGAAGCTTTAAATAGAACAATTCTTAATGCTTCTAATATGCCAAATCTGGAAGAGATTTTACCACCTGAACCACAAGCACAACCTATGGACCCTGTATCAGATATTACAGCAGCAACAAAAGGAATTCCTATTGCAGCATTTCCAGGACAAAATCATGATGCTCATATACAAGTAAAGATGTCATATCTTCAAGATCCCATGAATGGTGCTAATCCTATAATGCAAAGATTACGTCCAGTTCTTGAAGCAAATGTACAAGAACATTCTGTAATGAAATATCAAGAACAAATGAGTGGAGTAACTGGGGTAATGGTAGAACAATTACCACCAGAACAACGTACTCCATCAGGTATAGAAGCTGTTATGGCTGCTGCAGCTAAAGATGTTCTTAATGCTAATATGGCAACAGGTCAAGCACAATCACCTGAACAACAAATGGTTGCACTTGAACAGGCTAGAGTTGAACTTGAAAAAGATAAATTAAAACTTGATGCTGTAAAAGATAATGCTGAAATGGCTTTAGATATGCAAGAGCTTGAATTAAAACGTCAACAACAAATGATTGATGCTCAAGAAGCTGGAGTAAATATTTCAGTTAAAGCTAAGAAAGCTGTTGATGATCGAACAAGTAGAGAAGCATTAAAACAATTAGATGTTATGGCTAAGATGGCTATAGAAGAAGAAAAGTTAGAATTAGAACAACAAAAACTTTTAAATGAAACAGCAGCTAAACAAGCCGAGATAGAATTAAAAGGACAACAAGTAAATTTAAAAGCTTTGGAAAGTGGAGAAAAACTTGAACAAACTGCTAAAAAAGATGAAAAGCAATTAACATTAAAGTTAATGGAATCAATGAATAAAATAACTGAAAAGGAGGAGAAAGATGCCTAAATATGGAGGAGTACATTATCCCAATGACAAAGCAGAATCAGCTCAATTACAAAAAGGTTCTGTCCATGTTACAGATAATAATGCAAAAAATAAATTTGGTAAAACAAGTCATGTACCAAATGGTAGAGATACCTTTGGAGATTATACTAAACGATCTGTTGATGATGGAGGAACAGGATCTAATGCTACTAGAAGTGTTCTAAATGAATATGAAGAAAGTATGTGGAAGTATCCTAAATCAACTTAGGGATTACTAATAAAAATATAATTTAAATTATAATTATTCTAGGATATATTTTGCCTATCGACTGACCTAGCAGACAAGCCAAGACGATAGGGCTAATTTTAAGGAGAATAAATTATGGCAAACACAACATTTAATGGTCCAGTTAGATCTGAAGATGGTTTTAAACAAATAACCATATCAACAGCAGGTGCTGTAACAACTAATTATACTGTTGATTCTAGTGGTAATGTATCTGGTACTGGTACTTCAAAACTTACTGGTGCATCAAATATTTTATCAGATTATGAATCAATTACAGCAGCTACAAAGACA